CCCATACTATCTCCTAATAACTATATATTCGTATCCTTCAATATTTTCCAATTTTTTCTGTGTGAAACAATACTCTTTATTGTTATCTAAAAAAACTCTCATCTTCTTAAACACTTTGTTTGATTGTCTTCCAGGAAAACACGCCAATACATCTTTTTGCCAGTTGCCTGTAAAATATACCTTGCGTTCTCCTCTTCTCATCCTTTCAAAGGTAATAAAAGCTTGTTCTATTGTCTTCTTTAAAAAGTCATCCATATAAGGACGATTATCTTCTTTAACATTATTATAACTTTGGTCTTCCCAATTGTTTGGTCTCATTACATATCTTCCTCTAGTTTGCGTATCTTATGTATTATTTTGATTACTCGTTCTGGATAATCAGGTGTAGTGGAAAATTTATCAAGTGTTTTTACTAACTCAATTGGGTCCATTTTGCCATATAAAGAAAGTTGTTTTAATCTCAACTCTCTAAATCTCTCATAAGCAGGATGCTCATTCATTAATCTAATATATTCTTTTACACTATCGCATTTCGTAGCGAATACTCTAACACCCCAACCTGGCCATTTTTCCATACCTTCAGGTAACATATGTGGTTTTGTTGTATCAAATACTCTTATGCCAAATAAGTTATGTCCTTTTACTGCAAATCTACTTTGACCCCAAGCACTTTCCAAAACTGCTTGTGCTGTAACCATTTCATATGGTACTCTATTTGCTGATGGTGTTGTGAAATTTATATAATCAATACACTTGTGGACTGCCCTAACAAATTGCATATTGTTATTATATTCAAAAGAAGGTTCTCTTAAATCTAATTCTTTTAATTTTTCTAAATATTTTAATTCGTATTGTTTCTCGTATTTGTGTAAGATGTAATTGTTTGGATGAAAAGTTCCTATTAGATATATGGAACCAAATAATATACCAATGCCTAATAGTCTTTTTGTCCATTTTCTAACGGACACTAAAGCAGTACTTACTTCTTTGTTAATTTTTTGTTTCACTTTACCCATAAATTTAAAACTTATTATACTATATTAATTCCTGCTTTACTCATTTTGTTCTTATATGAATAAAACAACGCATTATGATTCCCACTATCTCCTCTAGTCATTTGAAACAGATGGACCATTTCGTGGCCAAGGGTATCAATAAATTCTTTTTTATTTTTATAGTGTGTACACATTTCTAAATGGAAAGCAGTTGTACCTTTTCTTTTCCATTCCCATTGTGTAACCTGTCCGAAACATCTTTGATTTCTTAAATCTTTTAATAGTACATCATTAAAAGGTTGTAGTTCACTATCAAATATTGCCTCGTTTATCCAGGCAAATACTTTCTTTATATCTTTATATGTGGTTTTGTATTTTCTTGTATGCTGATATTCTGATTTAACTCTTCTTTTAAGAGTGGCATACCTAACTGATTTAGGTTTTTTTGATGGCATAGTTCTCTCTCTTATTTGTTTCTGTTATTTTTCCAATCTTTGTATTCTAAATGTAGATACAGAAAAATACTAGCGAATACTATTATCCATATCTCTTTTGGAGCAATACTATACATAAGTTGTAATGTATCAGCAACACTATAAATAAAATTTTCCATAAAACCTCCCTAGTTAGTTTGGCTTTCTTTATAAATTCTATCTGCGTCTTCTCTTATTTCAGCGGCTATGCCTTCTAAAATATTAGGCAAGTGTTTCTGCATTACGAAAGTCATATCTATTGCCATCCTGTGGATTAATCTTTCCAATTCAGCAGTTAAAACTTTCTTATGGTCTATATCGCCTTTAGTAACCGTTTGTGTGATTATGTGTGCTGTTGTAGCGGTTGTGTATTCGTCTGCTTTTGCGTATTGCATTGTCAAATGTAAACCTACTCCCACAAAATATATAAAAACACATACTTTAATCATCAATTTAATCATAATATACCTCTTTCATCATTTATAGTATTTATTATACACTAATTCAGTACCCTTGTCAAGCAAAATATTCGTCTATTTTAGGGGATTTATCATATAAAAACCCCCTAAAAACACTAAATTTTATGTCTCAATTTTGACATAATCATCATTCCAATTAAACGATTCTTTAACAACTGCTGAAGTTAACCCTTTATATAGGTTGTTAAGGTTCTTATCTTTAACCCCTAATAATAGTTTTGCTTCGTCTGCGGACAGACCTTCCAGCATTTGGATAAATAAAGTTTCTTTCTTCACTTTAGTTAAATTGTTATCAGCGCCAACTACAAAGTGCCATAATCTTTTCGCCTCTTGGTCTAGGTAAGTATGTTCTGTACCTAACGGAGCGTCATTTTCAATGTACGGAGGAGTACCTGAAGGTAAATCCCATTTAATTTTTGGGTCAAATGCACCTTTCAGGACTTGTCTCATAGAAGGACTATCATATTGTCGTAATATTTCAATCTTTCTTTCTTTGTCTTTTGCGTTATTAACTTTAGTAAAGATTTCGTGGAATGTCAGCACCATTGAAGACGCTGTTTGAGCTGCTTGTCTTAAAGCAGGATTCACTATACTTTTATTTTCAGCCATTTCATTTCCTCTTATATTGCAATATTAAAAATCATTAATGTTTTCAATTAGTGATTTCAGTTTATAATTCATAAAATACGGTAGTAGTTTGGACCTACTAGGCACTTTACAATTCTTATAGCTATTTATAATAGAATTAACTAATGATTCTGGTATCATAGATAAGTCTATTAATTTTTTGTTCCTATTATAATATTTTTTGGTCTCACTTCCCAAAGGTATATCATCAACCTGTGCCCACTCTTCTAATTTCTTCTTTGTTATTGGACTTTGTTTCTTCTTCGTTGTGAAGACATCATCGGGAGACAAAATGTTAGGAACTCCATCACTTCGGTCACCTTTGATTATCTGTTCGTGTAAATATCTTTTCGGGTTATCTTCTTTAATCATAATCTTCTGAATAGGAGAATACTGAAATACATTATTAAACTTTTGAAGTTGTCTAAAATCCTTATCACCCGATATTATAAGGTACTTATCTTCCTCTTGTAGACCTACAATCACAGCAATTATATCATCTGCTTCTGCGTTCTCTACAGCAATTACTTTGTATGGTAAGTTCTCAGCAATCTCATCTTTAATTTCTAATATCAATTTGAACATAATGTCCCAATCGTTTTTGCTTTCTTCTCTACCTTGTCTTCTATTCCATTTATAATTAGGAAAGAAATCTCGTCTCCAAGGGTCAGCACTATCACAAGCAAGTATTAAATTTTTGTTTCTCCAACCAAAATCATTACTAAATTTTCTAACATAACCTCTTAATGAATTACAACACATATGCCTTACCATTTCTTTATTAACAACTCCTATTTCTTTGGTACCTTTCCAACTTTTCATTGAGAGTTGTGCCATAATATTGCTAATTAATACTTGGTGCATATCTACGATAATCATTATTTACCTATTTTATCTTTTCTTCCTAATGGGAGTTTTTGCCATTTGGTCATTTCCTGACCTTTCTTACTTACCCACTCAACATATACCATACTTTGTTTTACTTTGTTTTGAAAAGATTTAACTGCCTTCTTAAAGGAACTGGATTCTATTTCTTCTGTTTCTTTATCATCTTTCCAAAATTTAAAAATTCTCATCTTCGCCATTATTTTATATCCGTTCTTACTATATGTTTTCTTAATTCTTTTACAAAAAACTCTATCTTGTCTATGTATTCAATTAAACTTTTATCTGTAATATATCTTGTCTTCTCTTTTAATTGGTCATATTCTTTTAATGAAATCTGAACCATTGGAGAGTAATCTCTTTCGTGTTCGTTCTCGTATGTCTTATCGTGTTCCTGTGTTGTATCAAATTCATCACTCATAACTTTCCTTTGTTAACATTGTTTTTAGTTCTGTCAATAACACCATCAATGGGTGTTTAAAAACTTCTTTATTTTTTAGTGTTGGTATCGCTTTTAAAAATTTAGGATACTCAACATTTAAATTAGATACTACTATATCTAATCTTTCATTTAATCTACTCATAGAGGTATCATACAATCGGTGCAAGCAAGATGATACTTAATAATACCCATTAAGAATACTCCTATTGCAACTGCATTTAAAACAATTAATGCTCTATCGTGCCATAACATACCCACTACAAACCAACCACTTACACCTGTTAAATGTAGATATAAATTATATGGATTTACTTCCATAGAAGTTAACATCATACCTATTAGTAATATTATGGAACTTGTCCATTTTATATACCAAGATGTATCGTGTAATGGTGTTATTTTATTTACTTCAAATTTCTTTTTCATCTTGTCCTAGCGTGCCATATTTCGTTTATGTCATCAAATTCTTTAATTGTATTACATACATCTTTTTCATTAACTTGTTGTGCCATATATTTAAAATGTCTTTCAACTAATAGTTTTGCTAATCCTTCAGCATAATCTTTAGGTATTATTTGTTCTACTCTAACTTGCTTTGTTTCTTTATAACTCATAATCTTCCTGAGAAAGTGAGGCGACCTCCACGCTAGCTTTGGTCGCCTCCTAAAGCAGATAATCTGCCTTCCTCACCTTTAGGAACTATACCCTATTTGCGTAAGAATATGCTGTTCCATAAAGCTTTTTAATACCAGCAGCGATAATCGCTCTAGTAGGAGTACCAACTCTATATGAAGTACCTTTACCAGTTTGGTTTATGTATATCATATGTCCTTGTTCTCTTAATTTGTCAACCATTGCTCTTGGTGACCCAAGGTCAAATCTGTTTCTCAAAGTCTTCCAAGATACTGATTCACCTTTGTTCAAAAGGTTTAATACCTTCTGCGTTTTTGATATTTTTGGTCTAGCCATTGTATATCGTCTCCTTTTTTTATTAAATAAAAATTTAAACATAATTGTTTAAACTCCTTACTATTTGCTGTGATAAATCGCATTATAATGGTTCATCACAATCAAATTCTGTTTACCAAATGTTGCATAGAATTATGCCTATAATAACACCTTCAACCCAAAATGCCCACCTATGTGAACCTTTTGCAAAGTGCTTACTAGCAAATTCATCTACCCATTTTTGTACTTTATCTGTATCTACTTCCATAATTTCTCCTTATGCTTTTTCTGGACCTTCGTCATCATCATCTTTTGGACTTGGTGGAAATGGTGGTACACCATCATCCGAAAACTCTGGTCCGTCAAATTTAAAATCTTCTGTAAATTGAAAAAAACCGTGATTACGATTATTTAAATCATCCGATACATCTTTGTTTATCGGTTTTGTAGTTCTACTTGTTTCATCTGTTATATTACTATATTCTATTCTAGCAGTTACCACACCTGCTGGGTTCATACGCAACTTAACTGAAGCGTCCACAACTTTATGTATGGGATGTCCCATTGAAAATTGTCTATATAAAAGTCCTCTAATTGCGTCCATAGATAACGCCAAATCTTTTGTGAATACATCTTGTCTTGTATCTAAACCCATTGCAACAAACTTTCTAACTAAATCTAATCCAATCTCATCTGTTGCCGTCTCTACAAATTTAGCAGCTTGATATGCTCTCATCTTCTTCGCTGCCATTGGGTCAGTTGGTCTAGGTGGTCGTTTTATTTTATTCTCTGGAAATAAAACAACATTTTTAAACGCATTTTTTGGTTTTTTATCTTTATCGTCTTTATCTGACATTATTTTACTTCACCTTTAAAATTAACTAAACCTTTATTATTATAATATTCTATTAACTGATTATAACCACCAATTAGTTTTCCATCTATCTTTATCTGTGGCATTGACCTAACTTTTTTCCCTATGTCTTTCAACATATCATCCACACTATCAAATTCTTCCATCTTCTTTTCAACAAAAGTAAGACCAAGTCCCTTTAGAAGGGACTTCGCCTTCACGCAATAACCACAATTGTCTTTTGAATAGACAATAATCTCATTATTGCTCATTGTTCTTTTTTTCATTTGAAGTACTTTCTACATCATTGAAAGCTTCAATTGCTTTTAGTTTAATCTTATGACTATCAACTACTTCTGCAATTGTGTAATCATACATACTATTAAACTCACCTAGAGGTAATCTTAAACCAATCCACGCTCTATAGTAACCTTTCTTCGTTCTGGTTACTTCTTGAGCAAAGATTTCATATCCTCTAACAGGTGTATTTGAAATAACATTAACTAAAGCAGTTTCAACTTCTTCAACTACCGTTTTCTGGTTTGTTTTTCCAATCTCGGTAACGAATATTTTTGCTTTCTTATTCATTTCACCTGCAACTATATCAGCCATTTCAGCTTTTGCAATTAGTTTTGCTTTCTCAATTG